CCAGAACATTGTAGGAGATCCCTGATACTTCTTCCCCTCCGATAGCATGCCTTTTGGCAAACTCTATCTGAGAGTGAGAGGAGCATCCGGTAACAGACTTGGATAGGTTAATAGGAATTCCTAATTCACCTAATCCATCCTGATATCGAATAGCTACTTTACGGTTCCAGATGGCCACATCGTCCCCGAGCACCTGATAGTCACGGAAGGATCTCATTCCTTCTTTGCTAGCACAGTACTCAATGAAGATGTGGTGCCATAAAGCGAATGCCCCCCAGGAAGAAAGAAAACCTAATGGTTGACCTACTTTCCAGGAGACGTTTCCTTTGGGCGTATGGAACTGTCTGTTGACTAATATCTCAGTCCAATCTTCCGAGATCCTTGGACCGAAAAGAGAGCTCATCATGATAGATTGTACCTTAATCGGTATCCTATCTGATGCTCCGGAGAGATCGAAACAAAACGTTTCTTTCCCTTTAGAGTTGGTCAGGATCCGCTGAAAAGCGGATTCCTGATCATAGGTCCCGTCGGTCTCCAAGTTCCGAAGGATTGACATTAAGACCTTATGTATAGGTTTTAATGAAAACTGAGTCCAATAGTCTCCCATCGCGAAAATCCTTGTTTTCCCTCCTCCCTCAGATGAAAATCCGAGTTTGGAGTGGATTAAAGGTTTTCCTTCGTAGCCCTCTAGAAAATTATTTTCCATCATTTCATTGATCCAACCGTTTCCCAACGATTGATTCAAAGAGGTGATAGACGATAATAACTTGGGGGACCCACGTAGTGCATTAAAGTCGTGCGACGCGAATACTAGAGAATGTCCATTAGGACCCCTTTTCATAGACCCGTGAGCACGCTTTTGGTGCAACTTTGGGAACTTATCCCTATTCAGCTTTCCAAACCAACCGTCACAGTATGACTTAAAATCACTTAAGTAAGACTCTGGTATTGATACACCAGGGTCCGTGATTTTGCTCATATCGTAGTCGATCGGTAGATTGATTAGTTGGTACATCTTTGCAATGCTAAGACATACCCTCTTCTCATTCTTGGAATCCGAATGGATTAATGGCCTGAGAGACCATAAAACCTTTGGGATTCCTTTAGAATCTGTTTTAGAGAAAGTGACAGGAGTGGGTGGAAGATGAAGAAACTTATTCACCAGGAATTGGTGAGCTTCTTTGTATCTTCCTAGAGTATAGTTGGAACCATTATTCCTTATGGAATTCTGGAACTCCGACTTGTATTTTAGCCAGCATTTCTCAGCAATTAATTGTCGATCCTTATTACGAATTGACAAGATCAACATGATCTTTTCATTTATCGTAATTGGAATCTTCAACTTAATTGTTATAGTTAACCTCTTGCGAGGGTGCTCTCCCACCGAAGTGGTGCCATCTTGATAAAACAAGAAGATGCAGCTACGGACGATGACCC